ACTATAACAATGGTACAGGTGGTATAGGCGCGACATTAACAGCTACGTCTAATGGCGCATTGACAGTAGATGGTACAGTTCAAACTGTTGGCAACCGCGTATTAGTAAAGAATGAAGTTACACAGGCTAATAACGGTGTGTATGAAGTTACAACGGTAGGGGATGCAGGTACTAAGTATGTACTGACTAGAACTACGGATTACGATACTAGCGGTTCAGGTACTAATGAGATAGACCAAGGCGACATGATGTTAGTGATTAGCGGTACAGCTAATGCCAATACATCATGGGTTCAACAAACACCGTTACCTATTACAGTAGGTACAACTGCGCTTGTATTTATTGAGTTTGCCGCAACGCAAACTTATACCGCAGGTACAGGGTTAACACTAGCCACCAACCAATTTTCTATTACCAATACAGGTACAGCAGGCACGTATGGGTCTGCATCATTAATCCCTGTCATTACGACTAATGCACAAGGGCAAGTGACTAGCGTAACAACTGCGGCTAACCCACAAGGTACGGTCACTAACGTAACAGGCACAGCGCCAGTCGTATCAAGCGGCGGAAATACCCCAGCGATTAGCATGGCGGCGGCAAGTACATCAACTGATGGATATTTAACCTCTACCAACTGGAATACGTTTAATGGTAAACAAGCCGCGCTAGTATCAGCAACTAACATTAAGACTATTAACGGTGCGTCTGTCTTAGGTAGTGGGGATTTAACCGTATCAGGCTCGTTTACTGGCGGTACATTAACAAGTCAATTAATTTTAGCGGCAGGCACAGCCTCCGTAGGTACAGCTCCATTAGAACTGCAAACAGGCACACTAAATACAACGGCTGAAATAGGCGCAATTGAGTTTGATGGCACTGCGTTTTATTCAAGCATGGCGGCAAGTACACGCGGGGTAATGCCTACTGAACAAATTATTGTTTTAACTAGTAATAATACGCTTACATCACAAACTGGTGTACAGCCTATATTTGACGGCGGGGGCGGCCCAACCAACGGCGCTGTAACCCTTCCTGTTGGAACTTATCAGTATGAATGTTCCTATGCAGCTACAGGGCTATCTGCAACTTCAGGTTCGTTTGGGTTTGCTTTAGGCGGCACGGCTACTAAAACTTTTTCATACCAAGCTCTAGCAAGTAAAGCAGGTACAGCATTGACAACTCCAATGGCTACAGTATCTACTTTTGGGTCAGCAGCGATTACTACTTTGGTAGCTAACTCAACGGGTACTGTTGCAAACTTATTAGTAAAAGGCATTATGCGCGTAACTGTAACTGGTACTGTAATTCCACAAGTATCATTGACTGTGGCATCAGCAGCTGTAGTACAAACAAACTCGTACTTTAAAGTTAGTCCGATTGGTAGCGCAACGGTAGTATCTGTAGGTAACTGGTCATGAACGATTTTTTTGGGGGTGCTTTCTTTGCAGGTGGCTTTTTTGAGAGTATTATTACTGAAGTTAAACAATTATGGATTGAGATACGATCCTTTACACAAAGTAGGAGAATTTAGATGTCAACAAATTTAAAAGCAATCACCTCTCGGTTAGGGTATCAACAGATTACCAATTTAAGCGCGGCGACAAACTTAACAGTGCCAGTTAAAAACCTTAGCGGGTTAGTAGGTGGGCCTTCCATCGCACTCATTACACCTGAAGCTCAAGCTGTACGTTGGCGTGATGATGGTGTTGCCCCATCAGCTACCGTTGGTATGCCACTTGCAGTCGGCGTAACACTACAGTACGATGGCGACTTAACTCAAATTCAGTTTTTTGAGCAAGCTGGCGGTGCTAAATTAAACATTAGCTATTACGCATAAGGAATTAAAATGAATATCTCAAACGATAGTACAGGAAGCCCTGATTTCATTGGCTACTTCACTAAGCAGTTTTTAACTGACTTAGGTAAGATGGCAGAACTTAGAGATGAACTAGCTAAACGCCAAGGCGCACTTTCAGTTGTTGAAGCCACTATTAAGGCTAAAGATGACGCTGAAGCCTATGCCGCAGGCAAAAAAGCGGATGCTGATGCGATATTAGCAACGGCTAAAGAGGCTAAAGCTACGGCTGAAACCTTAGTCGCTGAACTTAAAGCGTCAGGTAAAGACCTTGAAAATAGAATTGCACTTAGTGACGCTGAATTAGCGCAACGCGAAAAAGATGTTGCAACACGCGAGAAAAAGGTACAAGCTAATGCAAATGAGCTTGATGTTCGCTTCGGTGAGCTTAAGGCAGGTAATGACAAACTGGATGCCGCAACTGCCGCGCTTGACGCTCGCATTAAAGCATTTCAGGACAGTATTAAGAATATCTAGTTTTAATCCGTATCGGTAAGGTTAACCGAGATTCCGTTAAGGGATAATAAAATGAGTGACGATGTTGAATTAGCGGTAGTACCCGCGCCAGTAGAGGAAGTTACGACAGCTCCCGAATCTGATGCAGTAGCAGTAGAAGTGTCGGAAGAAAAGCCAGCAGAGGCGACTAAAGTATTCACACAAGAAGAACTAGACGCAGCCATTGGCAAACGCTTGGCAAGAGAACAGCGTAAATGGGAAAGAGAACGTGCGATTACGCCAGTTGCTCCTACTGAAACGCCTACAGTTGACCAGTATGATACGGTTGAAGCCTATGCAGAAGCACTTGCAGAGCAGAAAGCCGAACAGTTATTGGCTAAACGTGAGCAAAGTAGACAGCAGTCTGAACTAATTGAAGCGTATCACGATAGAGAAGAAGAAGCGCGGGCTAAGTATGACGACTTTGAACAAGTTGCTTACAACCCGAACTTACGAATCACTAACGCGATGGCAGAATCTATCCAATCTTCGGACATTGGGCCTGATGTAGCTTACTACTTAGGTGCAAATCCAAAAGAAGCCGATAGAATATCCCGTTTATCACCTCTAGTCCAAGCTAAAGAAATAGGGCGTATTGAAGCCAATTTGACTTCTAATCCGCCAGTTAAAAAAACGTCTAGTGCGCCAGCCCCAATCGCACCTGTGACAGCTCGCGGAGGTAACTCTGCTAACTACGATACTACTGACCCACGGTCTATTAAGACTATGACCACATCAGAATGGATTGCAGCGGAAAGAGCTAGACAGGTTAAGAAGGCTGAAAGCAACGACAAATATCGCTAATTTTTTAAAAAGGAAGTAAAAATGTCTAATTCATTATTAACCATTGACATGATTACTCGTAAATCTCTTGAGATTTTAGAGAATAATCTTGTTCTTACCCGTAACGTAAATCGTGCCTACGATGACAGCTTTGCTGTTGAAGGCGCTAAAATTGGTTCAACCTTGCGTATCCGTTTACCAGATCGTGCATTGGTAACTGACGGTGCTGCCTTGCAAGTGCAAGACGACAACGAGCAATACACAACCTTGGCTGTATCTAGCCAAAAACACATTGGTGTTAACTTCACCTCTGCTGAATTAACTATGCAATTAGATGACTTTGCGGAACGTGTATTAAAACCACGTATTTCACAATTAGCGTCAACTATTGATGCTGATGTAGCTAACGCTTACAAAACTATCTACGCTTCAGTTGGTACACCAGGCACTACACCTGCAACTTCATTAGTATTGTTACAAGCTCAACAAAAATTGAACGAGTATGCAACACCATTGAATGAGCGTTATGCAACAGTTAACCCTGCGGCTAATGCTGGTTTAGTTGAAGGCATGAAAGGCTTTTTCAACCCTACTAACACTATCTCTCGTCAATTTGCTTCAGGCATGATGGGTGCTGGCGTTTTAGGCTATGACGAAGTTAACATGAGCCAATCTATCCTTAACCACACTACAGGCTCACGCGTTGTTGCTGATTCTGCTGCAATCAAAACTACGATTGCTACACAAGGCGCAACTAAGTTAACCATTAAAGCTGTTACCAGTGCTAAAACATTAGTGGCAGGCGATGTATTCACAGTTGCTAACGTGTATGCAGTTAACCCACAAACACGTCAATCAACAGGCTCATTACAACAATTCGTTGTAACTGCGTTGAATACTTCAGCGGCTACTGAGTTCGTTGATGTTGAAGTTCAACCACCAATGTACACATCAGCTAATGCACTTGCTACGATTGATTCATTCCCTCAAGCAGATGCAGCGGTTACTTACGTAGGTGCAGCTTCAACTAGCTATGCTCAAAACTTGGTTTATAACAAAAATGCTATTACTTTTGCAACGGCTGACTTGTTATTACCACAAGGTGTTGATATGGCTTCACGTCAAGTTCATAACGGTATTTCATTACGTATCGTGCGTCAGTACGATATTAACAATGACCGTTTACCTTGCCGTATTGACGTATTGTACGGTTACTCAACAATCCGCCCTCAAATGGCGGCGCGTATTTGGGGATAAAATCATGGCATATGTTCTTGGTAATCTAGTTAAACAATCGGTTATCAGCGTAACTTTGTCACCAGCATTAATAGCAGCTAATACTTCTGCGGAACAAACTTTCACTGTTAACGGGCTTTTGCCTGGCGACTTTGTAAGCATCAACAAACCTACAGCCCAAGCGGGCTTAGGTCTTGATGGCGCTAGAGTTTCTGCGGCTAATACGTTGGCAATTACGTTTGGTAACTACACTGGTTCTAACATTACACCTACAGCAGGTCAAGTTTACTTGGTCTTAGTAGCGCGTAAAGATAGCACTATTACAGATGGCAATATTTAAGGAGATATAACATGGCATTACCTAAAATCGGTGACGGTGAACAAGTTGGAGATGGTAATACAGGCGAGGTCTTGCTTGTAGGTCGTACAGGCCAATCACTTCAAATTGGTGGCGCTGCTTCAACAACATTGGGCTTTTATGGCGCAACACCAGTAGTACAACGTGCTACTGCAACTACTCATACTACAACTAATGTAGTTACTTCAGCATCATACGGCACTTTACAAGTGGCGCAAATGCAAGAAGTGATGAACACATTGGCAGGCTTGGGTCTTTGGGCTTCATAATGGACAGGGGTTCGCTATTACACATTGGTTGTGGTAGCGAATCCCTACCTAGTTGGTTAAGTGAGTATAAAGAAACAAGATTAGATATTGACGAAGCGTGTAAGCCTGATATTGTGGCTTCCATGCTTGATTTAGGTGACATTGGTGAGTTTGATGTAGTCTATTGCCAACACGCATTAGAACATTTATACCCTCACGAAGTACCACTAGCAATTAACGAATTTTTACGTGTTCTAAAGACAGGCGGGTATGCGCTCGTATTCGTACCTGACTTAGAAGACGTTAAGCCTACGGATGAAGTCATAGTCGTAGCACCAAGTGGCCCGATAACGGGGCTTGATATGTATTACGGGTATGCTAAAGCGTTACGCGAAGGCAATCTGTACATGGCGCATAAATGTGGGTTTGTAAGCCAAACGCTTAATGATGTGTTCGTTAAGGGAGGCTTTACAAAAGTTGAAACCAAACGGCTAGAGCCGTATAACTTAATGGCGGTAGCAATCAAATGAAAGTAGTGCTTTGCGTACCAACACTGACTAGACCCTATCAACAAACGCTTGATAGTATTGCCGCGTCAATAGATCTACTAAACTCCGCAGGAATAGAACATTACATGTTGTCCGAAATCGGCTGTCCTTATATCAGCGCGGCACGTTCTACCATGCTACGAAAAGCCTTAGATGCTAAGGCTGACGTTATCGTTTTTATAGACCACGATGTAAGTTGGAAGCCTAAAGACTTACTCACACTTATTCAGACTGAAGGCGATGTAGTCGCAGGGCTGTATCGGTTCAAAAAAGAAGAAGAACATTACATGGGTGTCATTCAAGATGACGCTAACGCACTGCCAGTCGTTAGGGCTGACGGTTGTATTGAAGCAACTAGAGTACCAGCAGGCTTTTTAAAGATTACTAAAGAGGCAGTCGGCAAATTTATGACTGCGTATCCTGACTTAATGTACGGCCCTAAGTACGCGCCCTCTATTGATCTATTTCATCACGGCGCACACAAAGGCGCATGGTGGGGCGAGGATTACGCGTTCAGTCGCAACTGGATAGATTGCGGAGGTCAAATTTGGGTTGTGCCTAACTTAGATTTAAGTCATCATGCAAGTAATGTAGAATTTAAGGGTAACTTCCATAATTTCTTACGCCGTCAAGTAGGCGGTGATTTATATAAAGAGGCAGCCTAATGGTTATTTATTTGAAACACCCTGTACACGGTACTAAGGTAGCGATTGCAGAAAGTGAAGCCGAAGCTGATGCAAAAAATGGATGGGTAGTATATAATCCAAATACGCCTTCTGAAGTTGAAGTTGCGGCTCCTGTAAATGGATTGGTAAATAAACGCAGACGGAGCTAATACCATGTCAACAACAGCTTATGACCAAATTTGTGGGGCGTTACGCCTAATCGGACAATTAGCCGAGGGTGAAACACCTTCAGCATCTACCGCGCAAGATTCATTAGCCGCATTAAACCAAATGATTGACAGTTGGAATACTGAACGACTTTCAGTGTTCTCAACCCAAGACCAAATTGTGACATGGCTACCAGGCGTTAAAACTATGTCTATGGGGCCGTCAGGCGACTACATTGGCAACCGACCAATACTGATAGATGACGCTACCTACTTTCGTGACCCTGCATCAGGTATATCGTTTGGTATTAAGCTCATTAACCAACAACAATACGATGGTATTGCGGTTAAGACCGTAACGTCTACTTATCCACAGGTCATGTGGGTAAACATGGAATACCCAAACCTTACAATGACTGTTTATCCAATACCTACCAAGACATTGGAATTTCACATCATTTCCGTTGAAGAATTAACACAACCAGCTACATTAGCAACATCGTTAGCCTTTCCACCGGGCTACCTTCGTGCGTTCAAGTATAACTTAGCGTGTGAATTAGCCCCTGAGTTTGGTGTAGAGCCTTCGCCTACTGTATCACGCATAGCGATGACGGCTAAACGCAACCTTAAACGTATCAATAATCCTGACGATATTATGGCATTACCATACAGCTTAGTAGCTACTCGTCAACGCTTCAACATATTCGCAGGGAACTACTAAGATGACCGATATAGCCATTTCAGCATTACCAGTCGCAACCGCAGGGGCAGGTACAGATGTATTGCCTATCGTTCAGAGTGGCACAACCAAACAACTTACTAATACGAAGTTGTTTACTAATGCTTCGTTGACTACGCCAATATTAGGCACACCTCAGTCAGGCATATTGACTAACTGTACTGGTAGCCCTACATTTACAGACGTTAAAACATCAGGCTTATTAGCGACCACAGCCGCAGCGCCTACTATTGCAAGCGCGACAACAATCGCACCAACTAAACAAATTACCTTTATTAGTGGTACGACAGCCGTAGTGACAATTACAGCGCCAGCGCCTATCTCAGCAGGTGGAGGCACAATTACATTAATTCCTACAGGCGCGTTCACATGGACAGCCGCAGGTAATATTGCCGTATTAGGTACAGCAGTCGTTAATAGGGCTTTAACTATGACCTATGACGTGACAACAACTAAATGGTATCCGTCTTACGTTTAATGTATGAAAACGCCCATATTAGGTCAGTCTTATGTAGCACGAAGCATTAATGCTGCGGATAACCGCATGATCAACCTTTACCCAGAGCAAACACCTGAAGCGGGTAAAGAGATTGGTTTTCTTAACAGAACGCCTGGGCTTAACTTCTTACAAACAGTCGGCACTGGCCCGATACGTGCATTATGGTCACATCAAACAAATGGCGCAGACTTCTATGTGGTGTCAGGCAATGAGTTCTATCAGCTTGATAGCTTAACGGGTACGCCCGTATTGCTAGGGGCTGTAACAGGCACAGGGCCAGTATCAATTGCTGATAACGGCACGCAGATATTCTTAGCGTGTAATCCTGATGGCTTTATCTATAATGAAGTAACCAACGCCTTTGCACAAATTACTGACGTAGACTTCCCAGGCGCAAAAACGGTAGGCTATATTGATGGGTACTTCGTATTCAATCAGCCTGACAGCCAACTCATTTGGACTTCTGAAATTTTAGATGGTACACAGATAGACCCTCTCTCTTTTGCTAGTGCTGAAGGCTCACCTGATGGCGTAGTAGGGCTTAATGTTGATCATCGTGAAGTGTGGATATTTGGTACAGATTCCGTTGAGGTTTGGTATGACGCAGGGCTAACAGGCTTTCCATTAACGCGTATTCAAGGCGCGTTCAATGAGATTGGGTGCGTATCTGCATATTCTATCGCTAAAATGGATAACGGGCTATTTTGGCTAGGTACAGACGCTCGCGGACAAGGTATCGTCTATCGTGCTAACGGTTACACAGGACAACGCATCTCAACCCACGCTATTGAGTACGCAATCGCTCAGTATGGCAATATCTCAGACGCGGTGGCATACACCTATCAACAAGAAGGTCATTCGTTCTACGTGCTTACATTCCCCTCTGCAAACGCCACTTGGGTGTATGATGTAGCGACAGGCGCATGGCACGAACGCGCAGGGTGGGAGAACGGGGTCTTTACTCGTCACCGTTCTAATTGCCAATGCAACTTCTTAGGCAATACAGTTGTAGGTGATTTTGAGAATGGCAACATCTACACGCTAGACTTAGACGTGTATGCAGATAATAGCCAAGAACAAAAATGGTTACGCTCATGGAGAGCATTACCGACAGGGCAGAACAACCTTAATCGTACAGCACAACACAGTTTGCAGTTAGACGCTGAAACAGGTGTAGGGCTTAATCTTTATCCTGCGTATGACGCAGAACAATTAAAAACTGAAGCAGGGCTAATACTGACAACTGAAGCTGGCGAACAATTAGCTACTATCGCTTATCTTGAAGCACCTGGTTACAATCCTCAAGCCATGTTGCGTTGGTCTGACGATGGAGGGCATACATGGTCTAGTGAGCATTGGGCTTCAATGGGTAAGATTGGGCAATACGGCTTTCGTACCTTTTGGCGTAGGCTTGGCATGACTGAAAAGATACGTGACCGCGTGTATGAAGTGTCAGGCACCGACCCCGTTAAAGTTGCGATTATAGGAGCTGAGTTACACATCAGTCCGACTAATGCTTAACATTACCCAAATACCTGCCCCACGCGTTGACTTACTAGACCCTAGAACGGGGCTAATGTCGCGTGAATGGTTTATGTTCTTCAACAACATTTACACGATTGTAGGCGCTAATCAAGGCGTTATTCAGATTATTAATGGTGGTACAGGGTTATCTACTGAGCCTACTAACGGACAACTGCTGATAGGTGATACTGTTAACGGCTACGTGCTTAATACGCTAAATCCTGCTGACGGCATTACCGTGACAAATGGCGCAGGCACAATTACGCTGACTAATACAGGCGTATTGACGTTTAGCGCAGGTACGACAGGCTTAACTCCTGCGGCGGCTACCAATGGTGATGTTGTTATTGGTGGTCTGCTTAACGTAGCGTCAGGCGGTACAGGCCAGTCAAGTTATGTTGATGGCGAATTGCTAATAGGTAACAGCACTGGCAACACGCTTACCAAGACAACCTTAACGGCGGGTACAGGCATCACTATTACAAATGGTGCAGGGTCAATTACGCCTAGCATTACTGCTACGGGGGTAGTTGCGGCAGCGTATGGATCAGCGTCAAAAGTCGGCACGTTTACTGTCAATGCACAAGGTCAACTGACATCTGCGGCAGACGTAAGCATAGCGATTAATGGCAATCAGATTACGTCAGGCAACGTAGGCGTACTTTATGGCGGTACAGGTCAAACTAGCTATACAGACGGACAGTTATTGATTGGTAACACTACAGGCAATACGCTTGCTAAGTCCACGCTAACCGCAGGCACAGGCGTAACAATTACGAATGGCAGTGGCACGATTACCATTAACTCTACAGGCTTAGGCGGTACAGTTACCTCAGTAGCGGCAACAGTGCCGTCAATCTTTTCAATCTCAGGTAGCCCTATCACAACCAGTGGCACGTTAGCCATGACATATAGCGGTACAGCCCTTCCAGTAGCTAATGGGGGTACTAACGCTACCTCTGCAAGCATTACTGCGTTTAACAATATTACAGGCTACACAGCGGCAGGTGCTACGGGTACAACCTCAACTAACTTAGTGTTTAGCACTTCACCTACGTTGATTACACCTGCACTTGGCACACCGTCTGCATTAGTAGGCACTAACATTACGGGTACAGCGTCAGGATTAACAGCAGGTAACGTCACTACTAATGCTAATCTAACTGGCCCAATCACTTCAGTCGGTAATGCTACTAGCATAGCAAGCCAAACAGGTACAGGAACTAAGTTTGTAATGGATACGTCACCTACACTTGTCACACCATTACTAGGTACACCAACATCAGGTAATTTGGCTAATTGTTTAGGTGTAGCAAAAGCAGCATTACCAGCAGGTACAGTAATTCAAATGGTACAAGCTACCTATTCTACTGCGGTAACTGTTGTTAATAACAGCGCATATAATGATTCAGGATTAACCGCTACGATTACACCTATAAGTGCGTCTAATAAAATATTAGTTATAGTTGCTCAATCTTTAGAGATTGGTAGAGATGCTAGTTATGTAGTCGCATTAGGTAATATTGTACGAACTGCAACACAAGTATATGAAGCTAGAGTATTGAGATTAGTGGCGGGATTAGCTGGGGGAGCAGAGGGTATTGTTGGGGCTAATATCAGCATGGTTTATTTAGATTCTCCTGCTACAACCTCTGCTACAACCTATAAAACACAATTTAAAAGCGATACAACGACAAATGCTACACTTTGGCGAGCGCAACCTAATAGCGGCACAAGCACTATTATATTAATGGAGGTGGTAGCATGATAGATAAAATAGACGCTATTCGTTCATTAAACCCTAATGCTGAATTTGTTAGTATAGGTGATGAAATTAAATGGGCATCTGCAATTAATTTTACTGATACACAAATTAATGCTGAATTAACGCGTTTACAAAATCTTTATAATAGTAAAGAATATCAACGTATGAGAGCTATTGAATATCCACCAGTAGTTGATTATTTAGACGCAATAGTTAAAGGCGATACAGCGCAACAAAAAGTATATATTGATGCGTGTTTAGCAGTTAAAGCAAAATACCCAAAAGGATTATAAAATGAGCTTATTACAACTTAGTTATACCCAAGTCAAAAGCGCACCAGTTAATGTGTTATGTTTTGGCGCAAAAGGTGACGGAACTACAGACGATAGCGCAGCGATAAACGCGGCTATTGCGGCTAGTAATGGCGAGGTTTACTTCCCTGCTGGCACATATCTTTGTTCAATAACTAGCTCAAAAAGTGGATTAGTATTAAAAGGCGAATCAAGATACACCACGATACTAAAAAATAACTCTGTAAGTTCAGCATTAATTAAACTTGATGGTGCATTTACAACCGTATCTGACTTTTCTTTAGATAATAATTTAGTTCCTGCTAATACTGTATGGTTTTTAGGCACATACCAAGTGCTTGAACGTATAGTAATTCAAAATCATGGTAACGCATCGGTATTAGATAAATTTGCCGTTCACTATGATGGGGCAACCATTAGCTCTATATCTGACGTAGCTTGCTATGATACTGACCAAACTTATGGTGGGGCATTATTAATTGAAGCCTCTTATTACAGCACAATTACAAACTTTTCATCAGGTCGTGCAGGTACAAATGCTAATCAATACGCAGTTAAAGTATCAGCTACAGCAGGAATATGTTTTACCAATCTTTATTTAGAAGAAGGTGGTGGAAATGGGCTAATGCGTGTTATTAACTCAACTGGTATTACCTTTACTAATTTTTCATCCGAACTATTTGCATCACGATTACCTTTAGTTGCAGATAAAGCATTTATCACTTTAAATACTTGTTCTAATATTAATTTTGCTGGTGGATATGTTAGCTATCAAACGGCATCAAGTACAACTGTAGTGCCTATCTTTAACGCTACGACTTGTAATGGTGTGACTTTACAAGATATGTACTTTAATAGAAGCGTTAATTCTGCAAGTGCTTTAATTATAAGCACAGGTACTTCAAACAATATTACCCTATCTAATTTAACAGCTAAAAATACAGTATCTATTGCAGATTCAACGGCCGTTGCTTATACTATTTGCGATATTGCATCAGGATCTAATGTTAATATTAATAATGTCTATTCAACAACTGCAGGGGCTACGGCAGTTGTTTCAGACATGGCTAATATGGAAATTGGATTTTTATCAGGTGTAACGGTATCAGGCGCAGGGACAGCGTCTTATAATTCAGATGTATTTTCACCAAGTTTCTTAGCTTTAGCATCTGCGGCACAAAATAATATTACAGGCGATAATACAGTAGCGTTAGTTATATTTGAAGACCAAATTTTTGATTTAAATTCAAACTACAATATAGCTACAGGTATTTTTATTTCTCCTACTAAAAGTAAATTTCAAATCAATACAACCATAGGTTTGACAGGTTTAGATGCAGCGCATACATCTTGTGTTATTCGTATAGCAACGGGCCGTAGAACATACAACGTATGGTCGGGTAATCCTTATGCACTTTCAGCAGGTGGAGCTATCTCAATTAGTTCATCAATAATATCTGAATTGTTTTCAGGCGACCAAGTTTATGTAACAGTAACGGTAACAGGCGGCACTAAAGTAGTTGATTTAAATGCAGGGCAATGTTTCTTTTCAGCTTGCTTATTAAAATAATCATGGAAAAACTATTTTTATTGCTTGCTAAACTATCAAGTCCACGTATTCCAGTACCATTGGATAAACAAGCGCATTTTGCGACAGGCGCAATCGGTGGCTTTATTGTGACATACTTTTTAGGCTTTATTGGCGGTGTATCAGTAATCACAATATTAGCATTTGCCAAAGAAGCGTATGATGCTCATAATACAGGTCATACAAGTGATGTTTGGGATTGGGTAGCGACTACGCTAGGCGCAATTTTAGGAGCAGGATTATGGCAGTTAATTTATCACCTTTAGGTGGCGCAGGTTGGCAGTTCTTTGATAACAGTGGCGTACCACTAGCAGGTGGGCTACTGTATTCTTATGAAGCTGGCACAACCACACCCGCTGCAACCTACACGTCAAGCGCAGGTACAATAGCGAACACTAACCCGATTGTATTAGACGCTGCTGGCAGACCACCAAGTGAGATTTGGTTATCAGGCTCATATCAATACAAGCTAGTGTTAAAAACTTCTACTGGCGTGTTGTTATGGACAATGGACAATCTGACAGGCTTACCTGCCGCAGGTAGTGAAGATTATCAAACAGCAACACAAGGTCAGACTGTATTTACAGTAGGTTTCCCCTATACTGTTGGCAATAACAGTTTAAACGTATTGGTGAATGGTTGTAAGCAGATTAATACGCTTAACTACAATGAAACTAACATCACTACTGTTACATTTGTGAGTGGGTTAAACGTAGATGACATTGTGGAGTTTGTGCAATAATGCCAGTAATGACGGATGAATGGGTAGCGCAAAACCAAGCCAACAAACAGCGTTGGCTTTTAGGTAACACAGACGCTATTAATTTTATTGATATGTTTTTTGACGCGGTTGAATTGTGGGATGATTTGATTGATAAAGACACGCCTGTATCAGATGACCATATTAACCGTGCCTTTACTAACTTGATGTTTGCGCTTCCTGCTAATGAATTTTTTATCGCGCATAGAAAATATTACTTACCTTTAATTATGTCAGCCATTAATGGCTTTCACGATGCAAACGAATTGTGTAAGAACGATAGCCTACACTTGCGTAACTTGGCTTTTCATATACGCAATTTAGGTATAGAGTTGCACATAGCGACAGCATTTTTAATCGGCGGATACGAATATATGCGTAAAGTTTCGCCTGAAATACGCGAATTTTTTGCGTTTGAATCTTTTGAAGAATGGGAGTTAAATCATGTCTGATCCAATTAGTGCCGTAGTCGGCGTAGGTGGTTCGGTTATATCAGGCGCGATGTCGTCAAAAGCGGCGAAGAAAGCCGCTAACACACAAGCCGCATCAGCCGATTATGCCGCGCAGTTACAGCAAGAACAGTTTGATAAACAAGTTGAACTGCAAGCGCCATTTCGTGAGGCGGGGCTAACTGCACAAAACAAACTGCTAGACTACATGGGCTTATCACCTAATGCTGGCGGTAAGTACGCTAAAGACTTCAGCATGGCAGACTATCAAGCAGACCCAGGCTATGCGTTCCGTTTAAGCGAAGGTATGAAAGGGCTTAATGCGACAGCCGCAGCGCGAGGCGGACTAATCTCAGGTAACGCCTTACGTGCCGCAACGCAGTACGGTCAAGAGATGGGGTCACAAGAGTATCAAAACGCCTACAATCGCTATCAGACTAACCGTTCAAACCAACTCAACCCACTACAAAGTCTTATGGGCGCAGGTCAGACAGCTACTAATGTTATGGGTCAAGCAGGTCAGAACTACGCGACTAATGCAGGCGAAGCCTACATGGGCGCGGGTAATGCTAGAGCGTCAGGCTACGTGGGTAGTGCTAATGCGTGGGGTAATGCGCTAGGCAACGCAACTAATATGTACACGCAAACTAATATGATGAATAGAATGTTCCCTCAAAGTGGCGCTAATGTAGGCTATGGTGGCTCAGGCACAGGTTTCGGTGGGGGTATTTCGTTAGCAGGGCAAAACCCTTGGCCTAATGTTTAAGGATAAATAATCATGCCAATAGATCCAAGTATCGCTTTAGGGGTTAAGCCCGCGCAATTAGAATCGCCTATCAATCAGATGGCGAAAATGTATGAAATGCAAAACGCTGTACAGTCCAATCAACTTAATCAGATGAAGATGGATGAATATAAGCGCGGTTTAGCTGAAACTGAATCATGGAAACAATCCATGTCAGGCGTAGACGCGAGTACCCCTCAAGGTCAACAAACTATCTATAATGGCTTATTACGTTTAGGTAAAGTTGACGAGGCGGCTAAGTTTGCTAAAGGTATTGCTGAAACAGCAAACTTAGGGCTTACAGGTAAAGAAACTGAAGGTAAAATAGCTAAACAAAAGCAAGATTTTATATCTCAAGCCTTTCGTAATATCTCGCAAAACCCGTCAGACCAAAATGTTATTGCATGGGGTCAAGACGCGGTATTAAATAAACACTTTACGCTTGAACAAGCTAACGGGATTGTTAACACTTTACTTTCTCAACCACCTGAACAACGTAGTACGTTCTTAGCTAGTCAAGGCGCATCTGCGTCTGACTTGAAACCGCATATTCAAACGCAAGGCTTAGGTAACGTATCTAATATTGTGTCTGTACCCGCATTTGGTGGATCGCCTACTACATTATCTAGTTCAGCTATTGGGCAGTCACCTGATAGCGTTGCTAGTGGTGTCATACAAACCCGTGGGCAAAACTTAACCGATGAGCGCGCAAGAGAAAGAATTGCGCTAGATGAACGTAGAGTAAAAGTAGCTGAAAAAATAGGCGCGCCTGATTATGTTAAGCCTTTAACTGCTACTCAACAGTATAAACTTGATAAACTGAAAACGGCGGATAAAAATAACGCTAAACTATTTGATTCTTCAATTGATGCCGAGCTTAAAAATATTGATAAATTAATAGGCACTGAAGATAAGCCAAAACTTCATGCGGGGTTAGCTAGCGCAACAGGCCCAATAGCAAGCAGAATTTTTACTGGTCGTACTGATACAGCTAATGCTGAAGCGTATATTAAGAGCCTTCAATCTAAAGCTTCAATTAATAGCTTACAAACTATTAGAGGTACTGCTGGCGCAATAGGTACAATGACTGAACGTGAATGGCCTCGTTTAGAATCAATGAAAGCTACGCTTCAAGAAACACAAGGTACAGATCAGTTTGTTCAGTCACTTATAGACTATCGTAATGAGCTAAAAAATATGAAGCTAAAATCTAAGGAAGCGTTGAATACTGATTATTCAACTGAGATTGGTGCGTCAGCTAGCCCTAATATTGACGCATTATTACAAAAGTATCCTGACTAATATGGCTACCCTAGACCAATTAAATGCCGCGTTAATAAAAGCCGATGCCGCAGGTAATGCTGATGACGCAAGGGCTTTTGCGAGCGAAATACGCCGTATGCGTGCTGAAGCTACGCCTGCGCCCGTAGACATAACGCTTAAACCTACTGAAGTAATTGCTAAACCTGAAACGCCTGCTACCTTAACTGAAAAACTACTTGGTTCTACAACAGGGCGCGTAGGGTTAGGCTTAGTTTCACCTATAGTAGGCATTGCTAGACTAGGTGAAAATGTAATAAAAGCATCGGGTGGGCCTGATTTAGGCGGCGGCGCTATGTGGGATGAAGTTCAAGCCATGAAGCAAAAAGGCATGAACGCACTAGCACCACCTGAAAAGTTTAAAAACCCATATTTGCAAGATGTAGACGTTGCGGGCGGTGTAGCTTCAATGGTGGTACCTGCTAAAATATTAAGTGGTGTAGCCCCCGCCGTAACATTAGGTAAACAAGTATTACAAAATACAGGTATAGGCGCTGCACTTGGTCTTACTAACCCAAACGCACAAAATTTATCCGCTAATGCCGAATCTGCCGCATGGGGCGCGTTATTAGGCCCTACAGTAGCGCCTGCTACAATCGCGGCGGCTAAGTCATTAGGCTGGCTATACGATGCTGTAAGAGGCAAACTTGTACAAATGCGCGCAGGTAACATAATCCGTGAAGTTGCAGGGGTGGATAAGAACGCGTTAATCGCGGCGGGTAATGTAGCTGCCCCTGAATTAACTGGCGCACAAGCAGCCGCGGGGGTTCAAAATGCTCAAATGCAAGCGTTAGGTGAATTAGCAAAAGGGCAAAATACAGGTAGCTTTTTTAGTAAGAAAGCGGTCATAGCAAAGCAAGACGCGCAAGCAGTGCTTGATACCTTAGCAGGAGGGGCTACACAAGCCGAAGCTAATTTAGCAAGAAAAGGTACTAATGTAGCGCTTAATCAAATAACCACGCCTATGCGTGAATCAGCTATGGCTAACGCGCCTACGGTTGATACGTCTGCAATTACGTCAAATATTCAAGCTAAATTGGCTGACCCTAGTATAGGGGTAAGTGATATTAATAAACGCGTATTAACTGCGGTAGGTAAAAAAGTTGATGAATGGACAGCTAAAAATGGCGGGCTTATTGACATAAAAGCGCTATATGAAATCCGTAAAAATACTGTTAATGAAGCGGTACAAAAACTTATAGGCACTTCAGACCCTTCAACCCAAGCGAAAGTCGCTGCAAAATTATTGAACGAAGTTAACCCTTTGATTGATGATGCTATAGTTAAAGCAGGGGGTACTGAATGGCCCGCTTATATGGCTACTCATGCAGCAGGGTTACGTGATATTGAACGCCAAAAAATGGCTAGTGTGTTAAGTGAGCTATATCGTAATAAGCAATACAATAAATTTCAGTCTATTGTTAATGGGGGCGATACTAAAGCTGTAGAATCTGTATTTGGTAAAGGTAACGTAGATATTAAATCTTTAATGGGGGATAAACACGCACCAATACAAAAAATAGCGGATGATATAGTTCGTACTGAATCTATGCTTACCCAAGCCAAACAGGGTACAACAGGGTTAACAGATATACTTACTAAAGATGCAACTAAGTTACGTTTGCCTGCTTTGTTTAGCCGTGTGGCAACGGTATCTAATAAAGCATTAGATATATTGGAAGCTAAAGTTAACAGGGCTACATTCGCGGCGCTTGAGAAAGGTATGCAATCAGGTAAAAGTATGGCTGATTTAATTGATACTTTGCCTACTAGCGAACGTAATGAAGTAATTAAAACAATATCTGATCCAAAAGTCGCGCGGTTATTATCGTCTATAGCAATAACTAATAACTTAGCCCCCCAACAACAAAATCAAAATGCACTGGCGAATCAATAATGGAACAACAATATATAAACATGGCGCTTTCAGTATCCTTCTTAGTCTTGGGGTGGTTTGCTAGGGAGATGTGGACAGCCGTTAAAGAATTGAAAACTGACTTGGCTAAATTGCGTGAGGAAATACCGCATAGCTGTGTGCAGAAAGACGATTATCGTATTGATGTTAAAGAGTTGAAAGATATGCTTAGTAAACTGTTTGATATGATTGAAAAGCGTAAATAATGTTTACCCTACTCACAACCTTAGTGTCATTCTTAACGGGCGGTGTGCCTAAGCTATTAGACTTTTTTCAGAATAGATCTGATAATAAGCATGAAATTGAGATGGCTAAGTTGCAGTTCGCCCAGCAGTTAGAATTGCAGAAAGCTGGCTTCGTGGCGCAGAAAGAGCTAGAGGAGATTAAGTATGACGAAATTCAAACTACGTCACTTTATCAACACGATATTGAAATCGGTAAGGGCGCATCTACGTGGGTCATTAACCTACGTGCTATGGTTCGCCCTGCCATTACTTTTGGTTTGTTTGGGCTTCTTGTGTGTACTGAGTTCTTTGGATTCTACTTCGCAGTTCATACTGGTACAACCTATCAGTTGGCCATGAGTAACTTGTGGTCTGACGATATGCAAACAGTATGGGCATCAATCATAGCCTTCCACTTCGGTACACGCGCTTTTGATAAGAAATGAAACTCTCGCAACAAGGGCTAGAATTAATCGCGCATTATGAAGGTATCAGACTTAAACCGTATCGTGACTGTGTTGGGCTATGGACTGTTGGTATTGGGCATCTTATCGGCGATGGTCGGCACTTGCCTCCTACTTGGGATAGACGTTTTACCTTAGAGGAAGTGTATGCAATACTGGCTAAGGATGTCGCGCGATTTGAACGAGGGGTTGAACGCTATTGTCCTGTCCGACTATCACAATCATGTTTTGATGGGCTTGTATCTTTTAGCTTCAATCTCGGTCTTGGTACACTTCAAAGAAGCCCGCTGCGTCAGAAGATTAATCGCGGCGACATCAAAGGCGCTGCACAATCGCTACTCCGCTATAATAAAGCAGGTGGCAAGGTGGTTAAAGGCTTAACCCTTCGCAGGCAAGCTGAGGCGTTGCGACTTCAACAATAACTCGCGTAGTTCTGCCATCTGTGCTTGTGTCATAATCTCTCTCATTAGTAATATTTCTTGTCTTAATGCCATGATTATATCATGGTCAGCCGCAATCATCTCGGTCAGCATGGCGTTGTGGGCTATGTAGTTAGTGCTAAGGCAACCACACTCACGACCTTGATTACAATCTCCGTTACAAGTCATAGCATTACTCCTTTTATCACTCTGCCCTTAGAGGGGCGGTGCATGGCGTAGCCCATACGGAACGCTAACGTTTCGTCATAGGGCGGTAAGATGATAGGGTCAACCTTCTTGCTGTCAGCAGACTTGTTGACCGAGTAATAGGTGTTCTTACCCACACCATGCTTAAAGATAACGCCTGCCTTAATCAGCATGGGCATACAATACTGCACATGAGGGCGCAGGTAGCCTTGCATCATTAGGCTCGCGCCAGTACGGTCAGCCTTCTCAATCTCAAGGTACAAAGACTGTTTGATAAGCTCAATATCAGGCGTTATCCCAGCCATAATATGCCCGCTATAATAGCCATTACAATATAGAACGCTACGTCATACCATGACACGCGTTCTTCTTCAAAATCAGACGTTTGAAATCTAATGCCAAACGCTTCTTGGCTTGTTCTAGGAAATTTCATGGTATTAGTGCCTCCTCCATAAGTTCAATACGTTCACGGGTTGTTCGTAAGTAAGACGCACGTTGATGTAGACGGTATAACATCCGTAAACTTCTACGCCCTGCACGTTCTTGTTCAAGTAATGCCAAAACTTGTTCCTCTGATAGACTACTCAGTTTGGAATTCAGCGCGCGCCAAGTGTTCATTGAGCTGTGCCTCCAATTCGTTAATGCGGTTAAGTGTGCGGTCATACGCGAGTTGCGCTTGGTTCAGTGTGCGCTCACGCATGACCAGTTCAGCTTTCGCTGCCTGTAGTTTTGCTCTTGTTAATTGCATCGTAATTCCTCCATCGCTAGTGTTGATAATGCTTGCTTGTCATGCAGACTTGCCCAAATGCGCTCGTCTACAGTCTTGTTCGTTAATAAAATGTAGCACCACACTTCATGGGCTTGCCCTGACCTGTGTAGCCTACCGACTGTTTGTTCGTATAGCTCAAGTGACCACGGTATAGACACGAACACTATCTTGTTACCGCCGTATTGCAAATTGATACCATGCCCTGCGGACTTAGGATGAAGTAATAAAAGCTCAATCTCGCCCTTATTCCAACGCTCTATTGCGTTCTTGTCGTCTAGCGTCACGGCATGAGGGTAACGTCTTTTCAATTCAGCCAACTCCTCTTGAAAGTTGTACACGATTAGAGTATTCGCCCGTTGGTTGCCTTCTAGCAGTTCCTCTAGTAAGTCAAATTTATGCGGGCTGACCGACACCACCTCTTTAGTCGTCACAAACTTGCCTGGTGTTGCTGATGCAGTCGTTGTAGAGTTGTAAATAAACCCACTAGCCAGTTGTTGCAGTTTGCCTGTCACGACAGCCGCGTTAAGTGCAGTAATCTGCGTACTGCCAAACTGAGCAACAAATTCTTTCTTCATAGTGTTGTAGTCAGTCATGTTCATATCGCAACGCAGTTCAACTGTATTTAACGGCGGTAGCTTGTCTTTGTATTCTTTTGATTCTAGTAGGAAGGTCGCAGGGCGTAATTTTTTCATCACGTCTGCTAGTGCTTCAGGTCGTGCCTCCCACTGCCCAAAATTCTTATCTATTAAATTAAAGTGCTGCTGTAAAAATGCACCTTTACTTCTACCGAGTAAAGATTGGTCAACAATCTTACATTGACCGAACACATCCTCTAATCCGTTTGATGTAAATGAGCCAGTTAAGCCCCAACGGAATTTTATTTGGTCAATTTGCTTCAATAACGCCTTATATCTTTTGCCCGATGGGTTTTTTAATTTTGTCAGCTCATCAAACACAATTCCGTCAAAATTAAGGTGCGGTAGCACTTGTAAATTATCGTAGTTGAATACTACGACATCAACTTTACTCATAAACGCGTCTAATCGCTTCTGTGGTGTTCCTATGGCTATTGCCATGCTTAAAGGGCTATTCCACTTAACTTTTTCTTGCATCCACACGTCAGTACACACCCGTTTAGGCGCTAAGACTAACCAACGCTTCGCTATACCGTTCTCAACCATCTCTTTTATTGCAGTCAGCGCAATCGCGGTCTTACCAGCCCCAACTGACGCAAGCACTAACGCCCTATCATGCTCGTATAAAAAAGTGACAGCTTGTTCTTGGTAATCACGTAATTGCATTGTTAAATAAATCCTTCTTAAAGTCTATGCCCAAGCGCTTATCTTGTAGCTCACGATAATCTTCGTTCAGTTCACAGCCGATGTATCTACGCCCATGTTGTTTAGCTACCATCGCGGTTGTGCCACTACCCATGAATGGGTCTAAAACAATATCATTTACCCGACTGCCTGCTAAAATACAAGGTTCTATTAATGTTGGCGGAAAAGTAGCAAAGTGCGCCCCTTTATATGATTTAGTAGGTACAACCCATACATCGCGCTTATTTGCTTTTTCTTTTACCCATCTAGTACCCATTGTTTCAAAACTTTCATTTTTAGCACCATCAAGTCCAATATTTAGCTTTGTAGGCGACCATGATGATTTAGCTCTTGCAATAGATACAGCTTTAACAGGCTCTTTAATCGCTTCGTTATCAAAATAATATTTAGGCTTTTTACTAAACAAAAAAATGTACTCATGAGCTTTAGTGCAACGGTCTTTCACGCTTTCAGGCATAGGGTTAGGCTTGTGCCATATAATGTCTTGACGTAAATACCAACCAGCATCTTGTAAAGCAAAGGCTACGCGCCAAGGTATGCCGATTAAATCTTTTTCTTTTAAGCCCGCAAGTTTGTTACCGCGTCTAGCGTTTGTTGTCGGTAGGTCTTGGTTGGTTTTGCTTACCGTTTGTTTATTCATGGCTTGTCCTTTGCCTGGCCTATAGTTGTAATAGCTATCGCCAAGGTTTAGCCATAACGTGCCATCATCCTCAAGCACATCCCACACGCAATCAAATACCTCAACCATCGCTTTAACATACTCGTCAGGCGTTTGTTCTAAGCCTATTTGTCCGTCATGTCCATAATCGCGCAAGCCGTAGTAAGGTGGGCTAGTTACACAAGTTTGTGCTTTAACCCCATCCGTAGCCCACTGACGCAAGATGTCACGGCAATCACCAAAAACTATACTATCCATTTATCAATATCCTCTTTAGACCACAAGCACACATAATTCTGATTAAGGCGTTTCATATCTTCAGCAAACAGTCTTTGTAGTTCACTTAATTTACCACCTTCAGTCTTAACCTCTACAAACCAAACCGAGCCGTCAGGGAAACATACAACGCGATCTGCTACACCCTTATGCGATGGGCTAGTGAACTTGTAGCTTTTGCCACCTTTACGTTCTACAGCCCACTTTAAGTATTGCTCCACTTCTTTTTCTAACATGATTACCCCTTTAATTAAATAGTAATGTAATGCAATAAAAAGTATTTGACAAGTGTTATTTAATTCTTTACTATGGGTTCTCGTAATCTAATCTAAAGGACACTAAATGAAACATTCTAATATCGTAGGCGGTTCTACCGCTAAACGGGTGATGGCTTGCCCAGGCAGTGTTGCACTTTGCGACAAGATGCCTAAACAGCCTTCAAGCAAATACGCTGACGAAGGGACACTGCTCCACAACGTCATCTCACAAATCTTAGACACTGGTCATTCACCGATAGACTATATAGGTACAACCTATGAAGGCATCGTGCTAACACATGAATTAGTCGCTGAGAAGTTAATCCCTGCGCTATCAACCTTAGACGTGATTGACCCTGACAAGCTGATGGAATACGCGACTGAAACGCGTGTAACCTTTGGTGACGTAATCCCTGATGTGTTCGGTTCAACTGACTTCTTAGGTCGCTTAGGTGACAAGGCGATTGTGTTAGATTGGAAGTTTGGTGACGGTGTGGCTGTAGAAGCTGAAGAAAATGCACAGCTCATGTTCTACGCCGCCGCCGCTATGCGTACTGCTGAAGCTAAGTGGGTGTTTGACGAAGCAACTGAGATTGAGTGCATCATTGTGCAACCGCCTGAAGTTAAGCGTTGGACTACAACCCCTGCTCGCATTAAGCAGTTTGAAAAAGAGTTAGTACAGGCCGTTAAGGATGCAGAAAAGCCAAACGCTAAATTGTCCGTAGGCGAGCATTGCCGTTGGTGTACTGCCAAGCCAATCTGCCCACTAATGACAGGCGCAGTAGACCGCGCCTTAGTCACTAAGCTAGACAACATTGACGCGCCGACTATTTCAGCGTATCTTAAAAATGCTGACTTGTTAGAAGGTTGGATTAGTAGCCTTCGTGAGTTAGCGTTCAATTTAATAGAACAAGGTAAACCGTTGCCAGGCTATAAATTAGTCGCTAAACGGGCTACCCGTAAATGGATTGACGAGGAAGTGGCTAAGGCTGCGCTACTCGTTAACCTCACTGAAGTTACAGAGACATCATTGATTTCGCCAGCCGTTGCAGAAAAAGCCCTTAAAAAGCTAGGTCTGTTACTGCCAGAAGGCACTGTTGTCGCTGTGAGTTCAGGTAATACGTTGGCAAACGAGGATGATCCTCGCCCAGCAGTGCTTCAAATCGGACAGCAATTAACCGCTGCCCTCTCTAAAATAGTCTAAGGAAATTAAAATGACATTCTCTCTAGTAAACTTACCTTCAGTCACAACATTATCAACCGCTTTACGTGCGTTAGAACAAGATGTACCCGCCGCAGGTGTTGCCATTCTAAAAATGGACAAAACCGGGCACTGGGTGTTTGGTGCAGATCAAACAGAAGTTGAAGATGACGCAACATGGGCAATCAATCCGTTCTCTTTCGTGCATGGCTTTATCGCATGGGGTGACGGTGAAGTATTAGGCGAAAAGATGGTATCCGTATCATCACCATTGCCTGAACTTGAAGTCGCGCCGCCTAACGCTAAACGTGGTTGGGAAACGCAAGTCGGTATGTCACTCAAATGCTTATCAGGTGAAGACAAAGGTTTAGAGGCTCGCTTCTCTACCACTTCAGTCGGTGGCAAACGTGCTGTACAGGCGTTAGCAGTCGCAATCGCAACACAAGTAGATGCAAATCAAACTAAGCCAGTACCCGTTATCACATTAGGTAAAGAGCATTACCAACATAAAGCGTATGGTCGTATCTTTACCCCCGTCTTTGATATTAAAGAATGGGTGTCAATGGATGGTGGTGAAGCCCCTGAAGCAGAAGCTGAAGAAGCGCCTGCTGGTGGCAGACGTAGACGTGCAGTAGCATAATGATACTGTGGGTTGATTTTGAAACCCGTAGCCACTGCGACCTAATCAGTCGTGGTGGTTATAACTACGCGCAAGACGCAAGCACTGAGGTGTTATGTATGTCTTATGCGTTTGACGATGGTGACGTTACTACATGGACACCTGACCAACCGTTCCCTGATGAAGTACGCAACTTCACAGGGCAGATACGCGCTCATAATGCTGCGTTTGAACGGCTAATCTTTTGGTATGTGTTACAGATTAACTTTGACCTAACCCAATTCTATTGCACCGCTACTCAGGCGCGTGCTAACTGCTTGCCTGCATCACTAGAGGACATAGGGCGAGCCTTATCCAGTAATATGCGTAAAGACCACAGAGGCAAGCAACTTATCCGCCTCATGTGCATACCGCCCTTCAGCACTGACCCTAAGCTCATGGCTGAGATGATTGAGTATTGCGAGCAAGACGTTAAGGTCATGCGGACTATCTCAGGCGCGATGCGTCAGCTATCCGATGACGAGCTGGCTGACTACCATGTGAGTGAGCGCATCAACGACAGAGGCATACTAATAGACGTGCCACTAGCTAAGAGTGCTATCCAATATGCAAGCGCGGAGCTAGAAGAAATACAAGCGCTAGTGGCTGACATTACGCAAGGTGAGATTACAAGCGTTAGATCGCCTAAGATGCGTCAATGGGTGCAAGACCGCGTAGGTGAAGAAGCACTCAAGCTCATGTGGAACGGTGAGAAGTATTCAATAGACAAGACAGTCAGGGCTAACTTGTTAGCACTGGCGGAGGAAAACCCTGATGAAGTACCGAATGAAGTCGCGGATGTTATCCAATCCGCCGATGATTTATGGGCGAGTTCGGTTGCGAAGTTCAACCGACTATCTCAGCTTGCTGACGAAGAAGATTACCGCCTCAGAGGGGCGTTTGTCTTTGCAGGCGGTAGCGCTACTGGCCGCGCGGCTAGTTACGGAGCGCAGATTCACAACCTTACGCGTAAGTGTGCTAAAGACCCTGCGGAAGTAAGGCAGGCGATGGTGCGCGGTCACTCTATCGTACCTAAGTTTGGCAGACGCATTACCGATGTGCTTAAAGGTATGTTGCGCCCTGCGATTATTCCTCCGCCTGGCGAGGTTTTAATTGTTGCGGATTGGGCGGGCATTGAGGCAAGAGTAAACCCTTGGATGTCCTTAGAGCGTGGCTCAGAAGCTAAATTAGATATATTCCGCACAGGTGGCGATGTATATGTCGCTAATGCGATGGCTACATTTAATTGTACTAAAGAAGCCGTAACGCCTGACCTTAGACAGCGGGGTAAAATTCAAGAACTCGCGCTAGGTTTTTTAGGTGGGCTAGGCGCGTTTGCAGCGATGGCGCGTATATACAATATCCAGTTACCTGAATCTGAAGCTAAACGCATGGTAGACGGGTGGCGTAAGGCTAACCCTTGGGCTATCCCGTATGGGCAAGCAGCGGAAACTGCATACCGTAGGGCGTTACGCAATAAAGGTAAAGAGTTCACGGCAGGGCGTTGTGTATTTATGTATGACGGCGTTCACCTATGGTATTCGCTACCTTCAGGTAGGATTTTATGCTATCCGTATGCTAAGTTTGAAGGGGATGATGTCACGTATGTGAAAGCATCATGGAAACCTGCGGCGGATGCGAAAGAATGGCCTAGAGCGCGGTTATGGCGAGGGCTTTTTATTGAAAATGCGTGTCAAGCAACAGCTAACGATATTCTTAGACATTCATTACGTATATTAGATGCGGAAGGCTACGCTATTACAGCGCATATTCACGATGAAATTATCGTGCAATGCCCTGCTAATCAGGCTGAAGCAGTAATGGCTAGAATGACTGAAGTTATGTGTACGCCACCTGATTGGGCGGCAGGGCTACCTTTAGATGTTGAGATAAAAAGTCATACTAGATACGGAAAATAAGCATATAATATTTCAAACACGGATAGCTTAGGAGTCATGACCTAAGTAAAAAGCGAACCCTCCCGCCTTCCGTTGTTTTCTTTTGTGAGGGGTAACGAGAGGGGTAAAACTCATGAATCAACAAAGGCTTAAAGAGCTACTCAATTACGACCCTGTTACGGGCGTATTCACAAATACAGACCGTAGAAGTACGTCTGCTAGACCTTATCAAATTGCAGGTTCTTTGACAGACAAAGGGTATTTAACCACTTGGCTTGATAATAGACATTATAGGTTACATAGATTGGCGTGGTTGTACGTATATGGATTTTGGCCTACTAAAAATTTAGACCATATAAATCAAGTTAAGTCAGATAACAGAATACTTAACTTGCGCGAAGCTACACCATCTGAAAATATGCAAAATGTATCTAACTTTAGCCACAATACAAGCGGGCATAAGGGAGTTACATGGCATAAACAAGCAGGAAAATGGAACGCAAAAATAAAAATTAACGGGCGCAATATTTCAATGGGTGTTTTTGATGATATTAATCAAGCCATAGCTGCGCGACAATTAGGTGAAACTATCTATCATACTCATGGGGTATCAGCATGACTAGCTTTATTGATTTCTTAACAAACCTTGCGCCAACTGGCGAAACTTCTTTAATCGTAAAACAAAAACCTACAAATCAATTTCATGCCGATGGGACTCAAAAATGCTCATGGCCTGCCTATCTGCCCACCACTAAGATTAAGAAGGGTGAATCTTGGTACGGTAACACCGCCTCTTTTATCCTAGACCGCTTTATAGACGGGCGTGTGTCTGCCAGTTCAGCTAATTGCGAGTACGTGTTAGTCATGGTGCTGGATGATGTGGGCGACCCTGAGAAAGCCCCTAACATTTCACCGCTACCGCCTACATGGATTATGGAAACGTCAGAGGGTTCATTCCAGTGGGGTTACGTGTTCAGTGAGCAACCGACTAAGGGCGACTTCACTGCCGCCATCACTGCGATTGCCGATGCGGGTTATACTGATAAAGGCGCGACTAACGCAGTACGCAATTTTAGACTACCTGGTTCAGTCAATATCAAGCCTAATCGTAATAATTTTGCCAGTGTGCTAGTGGAGTTCCATCCTGAGCGTGAGTACACGCTACCTGAGATATGTTCTGCCCTTAATGTAACGCCTGCCGAGGCTAATACCGCGCATATACGCAACACATTACTAGCCGACACGGGCGCAGATGATGTCCTAGCGTGGTTGAATGAGCAAAAGCTAGTATTATCTAACGTGAACGCTGAAGGATGGGTGAGCGTGGTGTGTCCTAATCATGCTAGTCATAGCGATAACAACCCTGACGCTCGCTATAAGCCCGTAGACCGTTCGTTTTGTTGTTATCATTCTCATTGTACAGGCCTAGACAGTAAGACCTTCTTAACATGGGTGGCTGAGAACGGTGGCCCTAAGCATACTCACGGACTGCGTGACGAGCTGTTAGCTGAGGTGATGACTAACACCTTATCTAAACTCACGCCTTCTGATATGTTCTCGCATGATGCTGAGGCCGTGATTGCTGAGGTAGAGCGTAAAGAGCTGGGTCGTGTAGAGAAGTCGGCATGGTATGAGCGTTTTGCTTACGTGCAGGATGACGAGGCCTATTTTGATATGCAGGATAGGCGCGAGATTAGTCGCAGTACGTTTAACGCGCTATTCCGTCATATAGATTGCAAGTCTATACACTCAGGCGCTCGCGTGTTACCGTCAGTTTGCTTTGACGAAAATCGTCAAGCGATGGGCGCTAAGGCGTTAGTCGGTATCACTTACGCGGCGGGCGATAGTGTGCTATGCACCCGTGATGGTGATGTATACGGTAACAGGTGGCGTGACGCTAGACCTAAAGACCTTGTGGCAGGCAATATAACTCAATGGCTAGACCATGCGCGATTATTAGTGCCTGACGAGCGTGAGCTTAATCACATTTTTGACGTGATGGCCTTTAAGGTACAAAATCCTAAGGTTAAAATCAATCACGCTATCCTACATGGTGGCGATGAGGGTTGCGGTAAAGACACGCTTTACGCGCCGTTCTTATGGGCGGTGTGTGGCCCTAATGCTAAAAATCGTGGCATTATGGATAACGATAGCATTAGCTCTCAATGGGGCTATCAATTAGAGAGCGAAGTTTTAATCATTAACGAACTAAAAGAGCCTGACGCTGCGGCTAGACGTGCGTTAGCTAACAAGCTAAAGCCTATTATCGCCGCGCCGCCTGAGATGTTACCGATTAACCGTAAGGGCTTACATCCCTATGACATGGTCAATCGTGTGCTAGTGCTTGCCTTTAGTAACGATCCTGTGCCAATTTCGTTAGCTAGTCAGGATAGGCGTTGGTTCTGCGTATGGTCGCACGCTGGGCGTATGGATCCAAGCGAGGCTAGATCATTGTGGGCGTGGTATAATGCTGGTGGCTTTTCTGCGATTGCCTCGTGGTTGATGGCGCGCGATGTGAGCGCGTTTAACCCTAGCGCGCCGCCTATGATGACTGAATTCAAACTTAATCTAGTAGAGCAAGGTATGAGTACGGCGGAAAGTTATTTAGTTGAGATGATGCGCGGGCGTATGGGTGAGTTTGCACGCGGTGTAGTAGGCGCACCGTTCCATTCATTATGCGATAGGCTTATGGGCGCTATGCCTTCAGGCGTGAAGGTGCCTCAAGCTGCTTTACTTCATGCCTTCAAAGAGGCGGGTTGGATTGATTGCGGGCGCCTGGCGAGTGCAGATTATATGAGTAAAAAGCATATATTCTGCGCGCCTGATATGATTTATAATAAAAAGTCAGAGTTGCGGCGTATGGTTGAAATATCTGAGCCGCCGTCATTGGTCGTGGTTAAATAGTAGCTGGGCCTTGCGGCCCAGTGCTATATATCTAAGATAATCGCTATTATGGCCGCGATAATGGCCGCTAGAAGTATCAGCATAGGCTTATACCTATACCTTATACAATAACGTATCTGATAGTTCGGCGTACTTGTCGGCAATATCTGATAGCTTGTCGTAACGATCGCTTAAGGCGTCAAACCTCTCATCCAGCGCCTTATAATCATCCTGGGCGCGATCTAATGCGATGCTTAAGGCTTCACTATCAGTCGGCAAGTCGTGAGCGTCTAGCGTGTTATGTAGGCGCTGCAATTCCTCGCTATCATATGTTAGCTCTATTAGACTGGCTAGCGCGTCATTCAATATAGGCGAGTAATTACGTTGCAATTCTATTTCTATACGGTCTTTTAAATTCATGTTATACACTCCAAAAATTAGCGCCTGGATTATGCGGCCAGGCGCTTGTTGATATTATGCTGCTGCTTGCATAGGTACTGGTAGATCCAACCAAGCTGGGCGGCTTAAAGACTGCGGTAATTCATGTTTAAACGGCATTAATACGCCTATAACATTTTCGTCGGTAAACTTTACGAGTGCAGCGCTGCCGCTATTCTGTAGTACGCTTGCCTTGCCGCCGTTTATTAGCTTGCCAATTTTGTCAAAATCAACCAGGTACTCATTATTGAATTCATTGCCTTGTATGCCGCTTACTTTTTCAGGTATCACGCGCCTAAAATCAGGAAAGACGCCTTCTGTTAGCGATCCGCTTACATTTTGGCCCATGCTGGATAGCGTAACATTATGGCCGCCTATCGTAATATCTATTGTTGGCGCCTTAGTCTTAATAGCGGCTTCAATTAGCGCGCGCGGAATTAGCGCCTTGATGCCTTCGGCTTGCTCGTTTGGTAGATTGATACATAGCAATCTATGGCCATCCGTACTGGCGGCAATAATGCCGTTTGGTGTACTCTCAAAATGTACGCCGTTTAGATAATATCTAATATCGTTTTTAGCTGCACATAATAGCAGCGCTTTTAATTCGTTTGTTTTAATAGTAAACATATAAAGCCCCTTAGATTAGATTAGGTTATAGCTAATTAAAATTAGCCGCTATGCTTACTGGTTAGAATAAGCATAACGAAAATTTTAGAATTGCTGGAATAAAAACTTATTATCTGAAGTTAAACCTATGAGCGCGGTATTATCTTGCAAATAATCAGTAACAACGCCTAATAAATCAGATTCTAAATCATCTTCGTCTGATTCAATAATGTTATATTGTGATAAAACTTCATCCAGTGATAACTCGCTAAAATCGCAGCATAAAGCGATAACATCTAAATCATATTCGCCGCCAGAAGCGTCAGAATAAAAATCCTCTAGCCAATCAAATAGCAGGCCGAGGCCTTCATAACTAAATTGATTGCCACGGCCGCAAGCATGGAAGGCGTCGCGGAATTGAGATTGATTAATTGATTGTTTCATTTTGTTGTCACCTTTAAAGAATAATTAATAATAACATCGTTAAAATAAAGCCAGCTGCCGCCGCATAATCCCAAAATGATAGCGGATCATGCGCGGCTTTTACGTTTTTATAGTCTTTCATAATCATTTTTACGCGCCTAAATATAAAGAATAACAAATTAAAAAAGCATAAATAGCTAGTAAAACAAAAATCGCATTATCAAAGTATTTCATTTTAAAACCCTTTCAAATTAGCGCTTAATTGCAGCGCATGAGTGAATAATACGCTTATTATTATAAATGTAAAGAACTATTTTACATATCTTGGTTTTATTGGCTAATTATTAATAACTTATTATTAATTTTTGGCAATAGTCAATGCCACAATGCGAGAGGGTTTTAGGGTTTATTGGCTATATTGTCATTTAACATCTATATTAAGAATAATATACTATGTAATAAAGTATCTTACAGTCTAATAATAAACGGCACGGCAAATGCTAGCGATTATTTTGTCATGGAAATATAGCCAATATGACCAATAAATTATAAATTGTGCATTTTGGCCGCCAGGCTAATATCACTAGCAAAATGCTAAATATGGAATTGTTTAAGCGTGGCAATAGTGCCAATGTTTTATAAATGGCAATAGTGCCAATGTTTTATAAATGGCAATAGTGCCAATGCAGAAAGCAGATAGCAGCGCGCATGATCTGACTAGCTGGTCGCCTGGCCGCCGTACTGACTGACTGCTCTTTTCTTTGAGCATGGGGGGGTAGGGCCTTGCACTGGTCGGTCACGCTGGCGATGGGTTCGTAAACAATTTTTTTTATGCACCAAGTTCTATGCCTTCCCTTTAACCGCCCACTAGCAAAAAAATTATTTTTTTTTTTAGATTTATTGACAACACGGTTGGATACAATTAGTATCACGCGTATGTTCATGAGCCTACCATTCACACCTAGAACGCTCCAAGCAACCGAATCACGATTGCAAAAGATATATGACGCTGCAAAGATGGGGTTGAAGAACGATTCACTCGCCCTCGCCGCAGGGATGCTACCTACTGAGTACCGACAATTGTGCCAATTTGACCCAGTGGCGGAGATGGCAGCGTTGAAGGGCAAGGCGGATGGTGAGCTTGAGATGTCCACACTACTAATCAAGGCGGCGAAGGATGGTGACGCTAAGTCTGCCTTAGCCGTATTGCAACACGTACACGGTTGGACAGCCAAGACGGAGATTAGCGTAGACGTGTATCAGAAGATTAGTATCACGCAAGCGCTCGCCGATGCACAACAGCGCGTAATCAACGGTGTCAATAATGGGGTCACCATAGAGCACAATGCAACAGCCAGTCTATAGTTCGCAAGAAGAACAGCAACTGATGACGACCTTATGGTCGCCCGCTGTGGCAAACGACCCTGAAGCGTTTGTTCTCTTTGCGTTTCCTTGGGGTCAGACTAACACACCACTAGCACACTTCAAGGGGCCGAGAAAATGGCAACGTGAGGTGCTGAGAACAATCAAGAAGCACATAGAGGACAATCAGGGTAAGATTGACTTTGATACGCTACGAATGGCGGTCAGCTCAGGCCGTGGTATTGGCAAGAGTGCGTTGGTCGGGTGGCTCATATTGTGGATGTTGACGACAAGGATAGGCAGCAGTGTCATTGTCAGTGCTAACAGTGAAAGTCAACTGAAGTCAGTCACATGGGCGGAGTTAATCAAGTGGTCAGCCATGCTAATCAACTCACACTGGTGGGAAGTGTCCGCCACTAAGCTGGTGCCAGCCCAATGGGTGTGCGAGCTAGTGGAGCGTGACCTCAAGAAGGGTACGCGGTATTGGGCGGCTGAGGGTAAACTGTGGTCGGCAGAGAATCCTGACAGTTATGCGGGGGTGCATAATCAGGATGGGATGATGTTGATATTTGATGAATCAAGCGGGATACCTAACCCGATATGGGAGGTAGGGGCTGGGTTCTTCACGGAGAACACGCCTAATCGGTTTTGGTTAGCGTTCAGCAACCCACGTAGGAACGAAGGGTACTTTTTTGAGTGCTTCAACGCCAAACGTGCGTTTTGGAACACGCGGACAGTAGACGCTAGAACGGTGGAGGACACGGACAAAGCGGTGTATGAGCAGATTATTGCAGAGTATGGCGAAGATTCGTCACAAGCTAAGGTAGAAGTGTATGGTGAATTTCCGTCAGCGGGTGAGGATCAGTTCATTAGTCCTGTATTAGTACAGGATGCGATGGTTAGACCGAGATGGAAGGATGTGACAGCCCCAATCGTGATGGGTGTTGACCCAGCGCGAGGAGGTGCGGACAGTACGGTCATCTTGGTGCGACAAGGGCGTGATATTGTGGCAATCAAACGGTACTCAGGCGAGGATACGATGGCAATCGTGGGGCGTGTCATTGAGGCGATAGAAGAATTTAAGCCAATAATGACCGTGATAGACGAGGGCGGACTAGGCTACGGCATCTTGGACAGGCTAACCGAGCAAAGATACAAGGTGCGCGGGGTAAACTTTGGTAATAAAGCCAAGCAAAGCATCGCGTTCGGCAATAAGAGGGCTGAGATGTGGAACGACATGAGGAACTGGCTGAAAACAGCGAGTATTCCTGAAGACAGACAGCTAAAAGCGGACTTAATTGGGCCGATGAAGCGCCCGAACAGCAGTGGCACGATATTCTTAGAGGGTAAGAAAGAAATGCGCTCACGCGGACTGGCCTCACCCGATGCAGCAGACGCGCTGGCAGTAACTTTTGCGTTTCCTATTGCACATCGCGAATATAATGATAGAATAATACGCAAACCGACCTCAATGGGCGGTGTCAACTCAAGCTGGATGGGTAGCTAATGATTAAACCGTTAAGTGATTGCATAGTAGTTGAGCAGGATGTAGAGAAACAAGGGCTAATAATTATGCCTACTGCTAAATTATTTAGTGGTATAGTAGTTGCTGTTGGCGAAGGTAAACGACTACCGAATGGCACAGTCACCAAAATGGATGTAGAAGTGGGCGACCACATTATGTTCGGTGAGTTTACAGGTCAGAAAGTGCCGTTTGATGGTAAAGATTACCTGATGATGCGAAATACCGAAGTGATAGGGCTATTAAATGGATAGAATGGTGGGTATTGTAGCTAATGGCGGTAAGACTAAGGATGACCCAAAAGACATTCTAGCGACTGCCCGTTCTCGCCTAACGATGGCGATTTCTGCATACAGCGAGAGCCGTGAGGATGAACTAGACGACCTACGCTTCTCAGCAGGCTCGCCTGACAACCAATGGCAGTGGCCCGCCGATGTTTTAGCCACACGCGGTTCAGTACAAGGGCAAACCATCAACGCCCGCCCATGTTTGACCATCAACAAGCTCCCACAACACGTACACCAAGTAACAAACGACCAACGACAAAATCGCCCTAGCGGTAAGGTAATCCCTGCCGATGATAAGGCTGATATTGAGGTGGCAGAAGTATTTGAAGGCATGGTGCGTCACATTGAGTATATCTCAGATGCCGATGTAGCGTATGACACAGCCTGTGACAACCAAGTCACCTACGGTGAGGGTTACTTCCGTATTCTAACTGAGTATTGTGACGACAATAGCTTTGACCAAGATTTGCGTATTGCCCGTATTCGTAATTCATTCAGTGTGTACATGGATCCAACCATTCAAGACCCTTGCGGTGGCGATGCTGAGTGGTGTTTCATTACCCAAGACATACTGAAAGAAGATTTTGAGCGTATGTTCCCTGATGCAGCGCCCATCTCAAGCATACAGCAACAAGGCATTGGCGACCAGTCACTAGCTCAATGGATTGACGAAACGACAGTCCGTATCGCAGAATATTTTTACATTTCGCACGAAAAAGAAACATTAAACCTCTATCACGGCAACGTAAGCGCCATGACAGGCTCGCCTGAAGATAAACAGATGCAAATGATGGGTATGAAGCCTATTAAAACGCGTGATGTAGACGTTAAGAAGGTGAAATGGCTGAAAATCAACGGTTTTGAGGTATTAGAATCACGCGATTGGGCAGGTAAATGGATACCAGTCGTGCGCGTGGTAGGTAACGAATTTGAAGTAGACGGCAGACTATATGTGTCAGGTTTAGTGCGTAATGCTAAAGATGCACAGCGTATGTACAACTATTGGGTCAGCCAAGAGGCTGAAATGCTTGCATTAGCGCCTAAAGCACCCTTTATCGGTTACGGCGGTCAGTTTGAGGGCTACGAAACTCAATGGAAGACAGCCAATACAACTAACTGGCCGTATTTAGAGGTTAACCCTGACGTAACAGACGGTGCAGGCTCAATATTGCCTTTACCACAACGCGCGCAGCCGCCTATGGCATCAAGCGGACTGTTACAAGCAAAAGCAGGCGCGTCAGACGACATTAAGTCAACGACAGGTCAGTACGACAGCAGTCTAGGTGCAACAAGTAATGAACGTAGTGGTAAAGCCATCTTAGCCCGTGAAAAACAAGGCGACACTGGCACATACCATTATGTAGACAACTTATCACGCGCTATCCGTCACTGTACACGTCAATTAGTGGACTTAATCCCTAAGATTTACGACACACAACGTATTGCACGCATTATTGGCATTGATGGCACGACTAACTCAGCTAAGATTGACCCGACACAAGCCGAGCCAGTTAAGAAAATTGTAGACCAAACAGGTATTGTGATTGAAAAAATCTACAATCCTAGCGTTGGTAAGTATGACGTATGCGTCACGACTGGCCCAAGCTACATGACCAAACGTCAAGAATCACTAGACGCTATGAGCCAACTATTGCAAGGCAACCCACAACTATGGGCTGTGGCTGGCGACTTGTTTATTAAAAATATGGACTGGCCTGGCGCTCAAGAGATGGCGAAACGCTTTGCTAAAACGATTGATCCTAAATTGCTATCTGAGGATGACGATTCACCTGAATTGCAAGCGGCTAAACAGCAAATGGAAGCGATGGGTCAAGAAATGGATCAGATGCACCAAATGTTGCAAAACGTCAGCAAGTCTATTGAAGTTCAAGACGAAAAACGTAAAGACTTTGAAGCTGAGATTAAAGCCTTTGATGCTCAAACTAAACGCTTGAGCGTAGTGCAAGCAGGCATGACGGAAGAACAAATTAGCGACATAGTCATGGGCACAGTGCATGGAATGATTACGTCAGGCGACCTAGTTGGCGAAATGCCATCACGCGATATGCCTGAAATGCCTGGTAGTGAAATGCCTCAAGAAGAAATGGAAGCTCCACCACCACAACCACCACAAGGGATGCCACCACAATGAAATGCGCTGAATTTGTAGGAACATTATTCTTAGGGCGTGATGTTGCGCACAGCGTACATCTTAATACGCGTAGCTATGCTAAACACATGGCACTTGGTACATTTTATGATGAAATTATTGACCATGCAGACGCGTTTGCGGAAGCCTATCAAGGTCGGTACGGTTTGATTGGTGCAATCACTTTATCGTCAGCTAAAAAAACGACTAATATTGTAGAGTTCTTACAAGGTCAGCTAGATGACATTGAAGCGTCACGCTATGAAGTGTGCGATAAGACTGACACCTCACTACAACAACTAATTGATAACATTATTGAGCTTTACCTCACAACGCTGTATAAATTACGGTTCTTAGCATGACAGTAGTCGTTACCCATTCTACCTCGTCTGACGCTAGTTTTAGTGCTACAGGCGCGTCAGCGTGGGATGCCGAACACGTACTAGCAGGCGTAGGTACATTAGCAGAACAAAACGCTAATGCAGTAGCCATTACAGGCGGTACAATTAATGGTGCAACTGTAGGCGCGACTACTGCGGCGGCAGTTACAGGCACAACGATTACAGCCAGTACAGCCTATAAAGGCACAAATTATGATGCCAATTCCTCAGCAGGCGGTAATTTACGAAATGCTAGTGGAACAGCGTGTATTCAATGGGGCGCTGGTGGAGGTACTAATGTCACCATAGGTGCAGCCATCAATATGAATGGTGCTAATGCCCATATTGAAATGTCACCGACAGGCACAGGGCATGTGACTATCAATCCAACCGCAGTAGGCGACATGGATAACATGGTGATAGGGGCTACAACACCTAAAGCCATAACAGGCACTACGATTACAGCCACTACGTTTAGCGGGGCAGGTACAAGCCTAACGGGTACAGCCTCCGCGTTGTCTATTGGCGGTAATGCTGCCACAGCAACTAATGGTGTAGTGACGACAGGCTCATATTCTAACCCTGCATGGCTACCTTCAGTAGCGCTTACAACAGGTACAATCACTACCGCACCAAGCTCAAGTACAGATATAGTCAATAAGTCCTATGCGGATAGTATCGCAGGAGGTGTGAATTTTCATGCGGCGTGCCAATACGCAACTGCGGCGGCTTTACCTGCAAACACCTATAACAATGGTACAGGTGGTATAGGCGCGACATTAACAGCTACGTCTAATGGCGCATTGACAGTAGATGGTACAGTTCAAACTGTTGGCAACCGCG